GGCGTTGACGCCGCAGACCAAGCTCTGCTTGTGCCAAGCGGACTAAAAATATTTTACCCCGAGTTGTACGGCGAGAAGTCAGACATGGGGTTTGAATATTCGTACAAGGTGCGCCGAGGACGTTCGAGGTTGTACGGCGGCAAGGTAATCGAGAACGTGTGCCAAGCGATAGCTCGTTGCATAATAGGTGAACAAATGCTACGAATTAACAAGAAATACAAGGTAGTGTTGACAGTTCACGACTCAATTGTATGCTGTGTACCTGATGAAGAAGTAACTGAAGCACAAGCATACGTGGAGAAATGTATGCGGTGGACACCTGATTGGGCCGCAGGTCTACCCGTCGATTGTGAGAGCGGCACGGGCAAATCATATGGAGATTGTGAATGAAAAAAGTTATATATTCTGACAAGCCGCTTACAAAAAAGCAGACTTGCGCAAAGTTTGATCTTACCGAGGAGCAGCGGGAAGCCCGTCAAAGTTTGGGGCCGATCCAAGAGATTTGGACTGTAAAATCTCATGAAAAAACCGAAGTTGTTAAAGCGTTTAACACGATATCAGATTGTAGGGTTTGTGATAAGTTTACGGAGACGACGGGTCATCCCCCGAGCAAGACACAAGTGCCTCGTGTCGAGAGCCAATGCTCCCACTGTGGGCATGAGGATGCTTACTTGTTAGAGACTGACTACACTAAAGACGGGATTACATTCACAGTTACGTTTGACGACATGCGGCCATACAAACATTTGCACGTAGTGCATTAATATGAGTAAAGCAGCGCCATGGTCCTTCAGCCGGATCAAAGCCTTCGAGACCTGCCCCAAACAGTTCTATCACGAGAAGGTACTTAAACAGTATCCGTTCAAAGAGACTGAGGCCATGCGCTACGGTACTGATTTTCACAAGGCGTGTGAGGATTATATCGGCGAGGGCACTCCTATCCCTGCCAAGTTCGACTTCATCAAGCCGACACTGGATTCGTTGGGCCGCAAGAAGGGCGAGAAGATTGTCGAACAGAAGTTAGGCCTGACCGCTGACCTCGAACCCTGCAGCTTCTTTGCTAAAGATGTATGGTTCCGTGGTATCGTTGACCTTGCGATCATCGACGAGGACACTGGCACGGGTTGGATCATCGACTACAAGACTGGCAAGTCTTCCAAGTATGCCGACAAGGGTCAGCTTGAGTTGATGGCACTGACGATCTTCAAGCACTACCCGAAGGTCACAAAGCTAAATGCAGGGTTACTGTTTGTGGTAGCCAAGAGTCTCGTCAAAGCCGAATATGAAATCGACTTAGAGCAACTTCTTTGGAGCAAATGGTTGGCAAACTATGCTAAGATGGAGAAAGCGTTTGAGGTGGATGTTTGGAATCCTAAACCGTCTGGCCTATGCAAACGCTACTGCCAAGTAGTCGAGTGTCCTCATAACGGAGCAAACTGATGCCATATGTGAATAAACCCCGCCCATACAAGAAAGAGTACCAGCAGCAGAAGGCACGGGGGGAGCATGAAGCTCGCATGGAGCGGCAACGTGCGCGGCGCAAGATGGATAAGACCGGCAAGGATGCCAACAAGAATGGCAAAGCCGATAAGCGTGAAGGCAAGGATATCGCCCACAAGAAGGCGTTGAGTAAAGGCGGCAGCAATAAGAACGGAGTAACCGTACAGAGCCGTAAGAAGAACCGAGCAGCGGGTGGTGCCATGAGCAGCCCCAAGAAAAAAGGGTAGTGGCTCACTACCACGGAGAACAACATGGAAATTTTGCGGGATAAAGCAATAATGCTGCGGGTACGTAACCCAAAGCAAATCACAACAGCTATCCCCAATAGCAAGGAGCTACCTATGAATAAGGTTGTCGTAAAGTGGGGGTTGGACGAAGTTCTATCTCTGCGTTCGTTAAACATAAACGCACCATCGCCGATTACAAAGCGGTACAGCTGGCCGGGCCAGTACAAGCCGTTCGACCACCAGAAAGATACCGCGTCTTTTATGACGCTGAACAAGAAGTCCTTCTGCTTTAACGAGCAGGGCACAGGGAAAACTGCATCGGCCATATGGGCGGCAGACTACCTTATGACCCAAGGCAAGGTTAAACGCGTGTTGGTTATCTGCCCCCTGTCGATCATGGACAGCGCGTGGCGCAATGACCTGTTCTCTTTTGCTATGCACCGCACAGTAGACGTAGCCCACGGGAGCAAAGAGAAGCGCAAGAAGATCATCAACAGCGGTGCCGAGTTCGTCATCATTAACTACGATGGCGTCGAGGTGGTCAAAGACGAGATCGCTGCGGGTGGGTTTGATCTGTTTATTGTAGATGAAGCCACTCACTACAAGAACGCGCAGACAAAGCGGTGGAAGACCCTCAACAAGGTAGTCAAACAAGACGACTGGCTCTGGATGATGACGGGTACTCCCGCCGCGCAAAGTCCTGTCGATGCTTACGGCCTAGCCAAGCTGGTCAATCCTCTGTCGGTGCCGAGGTTCTTCGGTGCGTGGAGAGATATGGTGATGTGGAAGGTCACGCAGTTCTCTTACAAACCTAAAGAGACTGCCAAGGATACAGTGTTCAGAGCGTTGCAACCTGCGATCCGGTTCACCAAAGACGAGTGCCTTGACCTGCCAGATATGATATATACTAAACGCTTCGTCGAAATGACTACACAGCAGAAGAAGTATTACGAAACGCTGAAGAAGCAGATGCTCATGCAGGTGGCTGGCGAATCCGTGAGTTCGGCAAACGCCGCGATCAACATGAACAAGCTACTGCAGATCAGTGCGGGTGCCGTATACACCGACGAGGGGGACTCGATAGAGTTCGACATCAAGAGCCGTTATCAAGCGTTACGAGAAACTATCGACGAGAGCAGCCAAAAGGTTCTCGTGTTTGTGCCGTTCCGACATACGATTGATATGCTGGTCAGTAAGCTCCGAGCTGACGGCATCACGTCTGAGGTGATACGAGGAGATGTTTCTGCAACTAACCGCACAGAGATATTTGAAGCCTTCCAAAACAAACCTGATCCGAGAGTGTTGGTGATCCAACCGCAGTCCGCCGCACATGGCGTGACCTTGACCGCAGCGAACACAATAGTGTGGTGGGGGCCAACTTCTTCGTTGGAGACTTATCTACAAGCTAACGCTCGTATACACCGAGCGGGGCAGAAGCATAAATGTACTGTAATTCAACTGGCTGGCTCCGCTGCGGAGAAGCGTATATACAAAATGCTAGACGAGCGCATCAACATACATTCAGCTATGATAGATTTGTACAAGGAAATACTTGACTAATCACGATACTTCACCATATAAGGTATATACAACGATAATATGGACAACGACATGACATTGTCAGTGGAGAAGCTGGTTAAAACGTACGCAAAGATACGTGACAAGCGTTCGGAGTTAACCGCCAAGTATAAAGAAGAGGAAGGCAAACTCCGCGAACAGCAAGACAAGGTGAAGCTCGCTTTACTTTCGTACTGCAAAGAACACGAAGTCGATAGTGTCCGCACTGCGTCGGGCCTATTTTACCGTACAGTTAAGCAGCGGTATTGGACGAGCGATTGGGAATCTATGCACGCGTTTATCTTAGCGCATAACGTCCCAGAGTTCTTCGAGAAGCGGCTTAATCAAACCCATGTACGCCAGTTTATAGAGGAAAACCCTGACCTACTACCGGCAGGACTCAACGTAGACTCGGAGTACACTATTTCTGTGAGGAAAAAATGACAGAACCAAAGACGCCGTACGTCGATATACACAAGGTAGCAGAGTACTTCATAGTATCTGTAGCCACCATTAGAAAATGGGTACGTTCAGGACATATCCCTGCAAGTACCTACCTTAAAGTTGGGGAAGTCTATAGGTTCCGCATTCCCGATATAGAAGCAGCCTTGACTGCCGCAACAAAAAAAGCTCAACTGGGAACCTTAGCAAGAAAGAACGGAGAATAATATGTCAGATATGGCACTATTTGAGGGTACAAATTCCCTCGTGAGCAGTGACTTGTTTAAGTCCCTACAAGAAGCAGATGACAATCTTGCTGGTGGCGGCGGTGGTAGCGGTGCAAAACGCATTAGCCTTCGGGGTGGACGTTTCCGCCAAATGGTCAGCGGTGAGCAGGTCAATGTTAAAAGCGATGGTATCTTAAACGTGGTCGTCATTAACGCTGCGAAGCTGTCCCGCACATTCTATCAAGGTGCGTACGATCCTGAGAACCCTGCTCCACCCGCATGCTGGTCGCCTGATACACAAAAGCCTGCGGCTGAAGTACCTGCTGCAACACGTCAAGCGTCCCGCTGCATGGACTGCCCACAGAACATCAAAGGTTCGGGCCAAGGCGAAAGCCGTGCATGCCGGTACAACCAGCGCATCGCTGTAATGCTCGAAGGTGAGTACGACACCGTGTATCAATTACAGCTGCCAGCTACATCCATTTTCGGCGAAGCCAAAGATGGTAAGATGGGGATGCAAGCGTACGCTAAGTACCTCAAGGCGCACAAGACGCCCTCCATCGCTGTGCTCACACAGATGTATTTTGACGAAAACAGCGACACGCCGAAACTGTTCTTCAAGCCAGTCCGTCCGTTGACTGAAGAAGAACTGCAGCAAGCTGTGTCTATGAAAGATAGCGAAGACGCTATCAAAGCAATTACGCTGACTGTGTCCCAAACCGACAAGGTACAGACCCAGCGTGATGGCGCAGTGGCAGAAGACGAGATTGATATCGACGCTGCCCCTGAGCCGGTGAAGGTCGCCAAGAAGAAAGAGGTAGCTGCTCCCTCTGCTAACGAGGCCGATCTTGCTTCTATTGTGGACGACTGGGACGATTGAGGGGTCACTCGCCTAGTTTAAAACGATAGGTAGTCGTGGCGGGTTTGTTACCCTTTTTAGAACCCGCCACGACATATTTTTGGAGCAGCAACAATGAACACATTAGATTTTTTGGGGGGCGTACTTAGTGACAACGGGCACTACTGCGTGTTCGTCGCCAAGAGCAAAGAAGACGCCCGTATCCAGAAGTTCTACGATACTCTAGAGGAAGTAGAGCGCGCCGCACATAAGTTCGACGCCGATGGGTTTGACGTATACTTCGCCCTGAGTACATACAAAGAGCCAACAAGCCGTAAAGGTATAAATGCTCACGAGTTGAAGTCCCTGTTCCTTGATCTGGATTGTGGACCCTCGAAAGAGTACCCTTCACAGGCGCTGGCCGTGGATGCGTTACGCGCTTTCTGTAAACAACTCTCCCTGCCTAAACCACTCATGGTCAACAGTGGCCGTGGGGTGCATGTATACTGGCCCCTTACCGAAGCAGTTTCGGCGGAGCAGTGGATAGACGCAGCTGAGAGATTGAAGCAGGCCTGCGCCGATAACGGTCTACTCGCTGACCCTGCGGTTACTGCAGACGTGGCTCGTATCCTCCGCGTACCATCCACACACAACTATAAGGGCGACCCACCTTTACCTGTGGACTTCTTTGGTGTGTCTATGCCTGACCCTGTTGTGCTTGACGAGTTCACGTCCAAGCTGGGCGTCCTGTCGAAGCCAGTTATCAAGATTGATCTGGGTGCCGATGCGCTGTACGAAGCCTACGCCGAAAACTCCGAGAATGTTTTCAAGACGATCATCAAGAAGACCGTCGAGGGGCGCGGATGTGCGCAGCTGAAGTTTATCGCCACACAGCAGGCAGAAGTGAGTGAGCCTCTGTGGAGAGCGGGGCTATCTATTGCAAAGTTCTGCAGTGACGGAGACACCGCTGCAGTAAAGATATCGAGCAAACACCCTGCATACAACGAAGCAGATATGCGCAAGAAGCTGGACGAGATCAAAGGTCCATACACCTGCGCACGTTTTGACGAGTTGAACGAAGGCACCTGCCGAGACTGTCCGTTGTGGGGCCAGATTAAATCTCCGATTGTACTGGGCAAGCGTATTCGGCAAAGCGAAGGCGAAGTAACTGTGTCTGCCCCAGTGCCCGGCAAGAAACAAAAGTCAGAAGACTTTGACATACCAGAATACCCGAAGCCGTACTTCCGAGGAGCGGTGGGCGGTGTGTGGTTGCATGCTGCCAATGACGACGGAGACCCTGACGATCAACTTATTTACCATCACGACATATACATAACACGACGTCTGCACGACGTTGAACTAGGCGAGACATTGGTGTTTCGCCTTCATTTACCGAAGGACGGTGTACGGCAATTTAGTGTGCCTCTTACACATATAACTTCCCGTGAGGAGTTTCGTAAGTGCATGGCCAAAGAAGGCGTAACCGCATGGGGAAAGGCTCTAGATAAACTTATGTCATATACAACAAAATGGGTAGACGAACTGCAACGCACCACCGTTGCTGACGAAGCGCACCGGCAGTTTGGCTGGGTCGATGACGACATGGACGCATTTGTTCTAGGGGAGAAGCTGGTTGAAGCTGGCAGGATTACTTACAATCCACCGTCTTCGAAGACCGCAGGGTTTATGGACGCGTTCGAACCGAAAGGTAACAGAGAACGTAACCTAGAGTGCTTGGACTTTTACAACCAAGACGGGTTTGAACTGCACCAATACGTAGTAGGTATCGGTTTTGGCTCTCCGCTAATGGCGGTCACGGGTCTCAACAGCATGGCAGTGCATCTGTTTGGGGGCACAGGCGTCGGTAAAACCACTGCACAGTTTGCGGCTATGTCTATCTGGGGACACCCTGAGCTTTTGTCGTTGCAGAAAGCCGACACGCACAACTCTCGCATGAACCGTGGGGAGGTAATGCATAGTCTACCACTTATCTCTGATGAGATGACGAACGTATCAAGCATGGAGATGTCTGAGTATGTGTATCAAGTGTCAGGGGGTCGTCAGAAGAACAGGCTATCCGCTAACGGCAATGAAGAACGTGCGCGGGGCAAACCTTGGAAGCTCCTTGCATTGAGTTCGGCTAACACCAGTGCGTACGAGATATTGAGCAGGGAGAAGGCAGAGCCGAAAGCGGAGA